CCCTCCATCATCCCTAAAAGCAAGCAAATAAGTTCCATTTACAATATTAGGCACAATTGATTCGCTGATATTTCCAGAAAGTTCAGGGATAACATCAATAGCATTAGTAAAAGTAGCACCTGTTGTCAGGTTAGAACTACGAATAACCACGTTGCCCCCATGCACCACATCAACCGAAGTTGATTTATCAAAACGTAGTCGTACAAACTGATCTGATAATGGTTCTATTTGCACATTCTGTACATCATCAGGTAAGGCAGTTTTTCCAACAGTTGTGAATGTTGTTGTTGCGGGCGTAACACTTGGTTTTCCTAATGCGTTATAACTAAAAACTCTTACTTCATATGTACCATTCAAAGTTTCAAAAATTGTAAAATCTGATCTTGTAATACGCTCTGAGATAAAGTTTTCATTCTTAAATCTATATTGAACCATATATTCAGTGACACCGTTTACAGGTTGCCATTGAATAAATAATTTACTTACAGCCCTGTTATTCAAAACCACTATCTGCTCTGTTCCCTGCAAACTGCTTGGTGCATCTTTCAGTGCAGTTAGAGTTGTTATTGTTCTTGCTGGCAATGCCGTACCATCTTCTACAAAAGCATATTTATTTGGATCATGTACGACAGCAACGATTTGATAATTTAGTAATTCTTGCTCTGTGACAGATACGACTCTAAAAGTTTGAAGTTCAACAGATGTATTTTCTATCACCCAAACGCTGTTTGCTTGTGGAACTGAACTAAATGCAGAATCTACAGTTATGGTTGCTCCTGAGACAGAACTTATTGTCTGAGTCTCCAAACTGCCGTCAGATAAAATCACAGATAATGTAGCTGAACCTGATGTCGCTAAATCTGTGTTATTTTGATCGTCAACAATAATCTGAGTTGTAGATACTCCTGTTTTAATACGTCCTCCTCTTCTTACCCCTGCCCTCATAGGATCTGCAATATTGATTACAGTTCCAACCCTGACTATTGTTCCGCTTTCTAATGATGCTGTGAATGTAACTGTTTCCGCTTCGTTGTTTTGTGTGTATAAAAACCAGCGTCCAAGCCTTGCCGCTTGGCCTCTTGATGTACAGGCAAAACCATTTAAGTTCTTTGTTACAATCCCATATTTTGCTTGTAAAGCAGTATCTTCTACAGTTTCATAATCTATCTCGGCTGTTTCCATGTCAAAGTAGGAAACATTAATAACAGTGTATTTAGTATCTTTACCAGCACCAGAATATGCAAAACCAGCCTCAGAAACATTACTTAAATTGTAGATATAGCTTGGATCTGTAGGTTTATCACAGCTTATATTTACTGCCCCTGCTGAATAAAAAGGCATTGCCCTCATTACAGCAGCAAGATTATTTATGGTATCGTATGCGGCACGCTGGCTATTTAGGACTACATTTGCTGAAAATCTAGCCTCCGTATTTCCAGTGCCAGTTCCATCATCTACTTGTTCACTTGCGTATTGACTAGCAGAGAAAAAGCTAAAAACATCTAATGATGATTCTGCAATATGATCTCCAAAACCTTTTGAAGTAGTCAACAGATCATACAAAATCCAAGCTGGATCATTTGAATATTCTTTATCTGTTTTAAAAGTTCCGTTAAATGTTCCGCTATAGCTAATAGATCCGTCAGCCCTTACAGTTCCGTTATGAGGAATTTTTATCTTTGTTCCTCTGATTCTATACATACGTCTTGGCTGATTTGGAAACGTTTCAGCATCAAAACGTAAAGCTACATGAGCAAAATTTGCATAGGCTCTTGATTCATTAATTATTTCTGTAAAAGATGACCATTGAAAACTATTTTGCAGCGTTGTTTCTGTACTGTCTGCTGTGGTTCTATTTACTCTGATAGTAACAGGAAAGCTAGTACCAGATGGCAAATTAATTTTATAATCTCTAAAATATGTGCTTGCTGTTCTTCCTCTTACAGTGTCAGTTATAACAGTTGTTGTTGTGCCATCATTTTCTATAGTTTGAATTGTAAGATCAACTTCAGCACCATTTATATCTCCATTATCTTCAAACTCTTGAAGAGTTGGAAAACCAAGTGTAACTCTTACAGCATCAATATTTGTATTTGTTATCTGCCTAGAAACTGGTGTTGATTGTGTAACTGTTACACCTACGCTAGTTTCTGATTCTGTCTCTGATATTCCAGCGATAGCTGTTTGGTTTGAAGTTCCAAATCTAGGCACAAAAGAAACATTTTGAAAGTTAAAATCTTCATCATTAGGACTTGTGCCAGCCGCTTGCTGTAAAACCTGAGTTCCGTTAAGAAATACATCTTTCAATGCTGATATGTTATATTCAGTTGAGCCTTTGCTACCTGTAGCACTTGGAAACCCTTCTATCTCTCCTGATCCAAGTAACTCAATCAGGGTTTGGAATTGCTTTGACTGAAGTGCATCTTTGGGTAGATTCGGGTCATTTATGATACCCAAATCTTCTAATAAACCATGAGCAATAAGACCTAAAAAAGGCATTATGTTGTTCCCTCCACTTGAACAGTGTCAATTCCAGAACTTATTACAACTGAACCTGTAAAAACTTCTCCATAAATTATAGGCACTGGAACACCAGCCCTAGCTACGTTTTGAATCGACCCAAAACCAAAAGATTGGAATGTAGGATCATTCTGTGAAAAGCTGTCAGCCATGACACCACTTGGAACATCTTGGCGAGGCATTAAAAGATTTGTAGCTTCGTTTATTAACATATTTGTTCCAATTGTTGTTAAAGCAGTTGCAGCTATACCTCCGATTGCAGTAGCAAAAAATCCTGTTGTGGCCGCAGCCGCAGCCGCACCACCAGCAGTTAATAATCCACCTAACACAACTCCTTTTGCACCTATAGCAATAGGAATAATCTGTATATCTTCATCACTTTGTAAATTTAATAAATCCTCTGTAATATCCATACCGCCCATTTTTATTTTATATATTTGATTCATCATGTGATTTTCAACCTCTGGAAAATTTGCAATCAAAAAATGAAATGCTTGTTTTGGACTTGTAACAGCAGCTTCAAAATAAGACTGTCCAAGAAACTTTCTTAATCTGCCATAAACTTTTATTTTTTTAAGCTTCATATCTATAAACCTTTTTTGTGGCTTCTATATATCTTAAATCATATAATTCTCTACAACTCAACTGTCTTATGTTGTGATGCAATATTGTTTGATCGCCAATATATAAGGCAACATGATTTAATTTTTCATCTGGGCCTTGCATTAACAAAACATCATCATTAATAATATTATCTTTGGAAACTTCTTTAAAACCAGAACCAGTTAAAACTTTTTCAAAATATGGATTTTCGCAGAAAGTTTTAATACTTTTCGGTCTTTCCCAAAATTTTAAATTTATTTGTTTTTTATTTAAAAAATAATCTGTAATTAAACTCCAACAATCATGCTTGCCCCAAATCCATGTGCGACCATATAAACCAGATGAATAACCAGATGGCTCAAAATCTACCCAGTTTTTTTGCTCAACACTATAGATATAAAAAGGTAAACCAAGATGCTCACAAGATGCTTTATCCGCTTCAGATGGCAAGGCAGAACCATAAGGGTGAGAATGAATTATACCGATAAGCTCTCCTTCATCTTCACAATCTGCCCAATTATCTGGATCTATAACAAAAAACTCATCTGGTGACTCTGAAAGGTTTTCACAAGGCCAATAAGTCTCTTTGCCTTTGATGATAGCCAACAAACCACAAGACTCTTTAGGAGCCTCTTTGTCAGCGTGTATAGCAGCTTGTTCTTTCCAGTTCATGCGTTCACAAAAGTACCAACAGAGGGAAAATCTTTTCTTGTTACTTGTAATTTAGGGCAGCGAATATTATTTAAATCAAGAACACTAGCTAATTCAAATTGAACGATTTCTCTATTTTCAACAACTTTTCTATCAATAAAATATATCTCCTGTGGTAATTCTGTTGTGCTTGATGGAGTGCCGAATGGATTTTGATTTGATGGGAAGTTTGCAGCGTCCAAAAATTGTGCCATTGTTCTATGTCTTATAAATTTTGCACCTTGCAAGTCATTAAAAGGTGTTGTAGCGTTTGCTGTTGCCATCAATGCTGTAATAGTTCCAAGAATATTCGAGACTGTCAGAGTCGGTCTTGGCAGTGTTCCTTTACCTGTATATTCAAACCCTTCAGCAATAATTGGAAACTTATCGTATGTGTTGCCCTGCCATATTATTGAAGTGTTGCTGTTCATGCCCACACCAGAATGAAAGCGGCTTACATTTGTTGAACCATGCAATGCAGAAACAAGAGTTATTGAATACAACTCTATTATTGATTTATTAGATAAAGATTGAAGTTCTGCGGTAGGGATT